AAAAGAATACGGATTAGATGTTTGGCAGAATGAAGACGACATACAGGAAATGAAAAACCCTGAAAATAATGAAACAGAGAATAATTTTGCTACTGAATTAGATAGAGAAAGCAATTATATAGTGCTGAAATTTAATAATGATATTGATTGGATTCAAGCAAAGACTTTATTTGGATTAGAAACTGAAACGGCAAGACGGTCAAATGGAAAACCTTGGAGTAGTGGAATAGGCAGAGTATTAAACGGAGTAAATGCAATAAATAAGATTAAAAATGAAAGTTAAAATATTTGCCCCTTCATATAAAAGACCACAAAAGAGTATTACACAAATCAATTACCCTGATGTTATATTAGTAGTAAGAAAAAGCGAAGCAGAAGAATACAGAAAAAATGGAAATGAAATTGTAGTTTGCCCTGATTCAGCACAAGGGAATTTGTGTAGGGTTCGGAATTGGATATTAGATAACTTATACGATAATGCTGATTGCATAGTAATATTAGATGACGATTGCAAATCAATAGGCAGATGGCAGGATCAGGATAATTATAAATTCAATAGTAATGAACTAGCAGAGTTTTGTGAAGCAAGCAGTATATTATGTAACGAATTAGGGTTCAAACATTGGGGGCTTAATTGCGTAACGGATAAAGGAGCATACAGAGAATACACACCATTTGGATTTCTTCAGTATATAGGCGGGCCCTTCCAAGCTCACCTAAAAGAAAGTGAAATACGATATGACGAGAACCTGCCTTTAAAAGAGGACTATGATATGACGTTACAACATATTAAAAAATATGATGGTTGCTTACGAATCAACTATGCACATTATGACGTTAAACAAGCAGAACAAACAGGGGGTTGTGCAACATATAGGAATCTACAAAAAGAAAAAGAACAATTCTTTGATCTACAAAAGAAATGGGGCAAGGATATTATAGTCAGAGATAAGGCAAGTAAAAGGAGCTTTGATTTTAATCCAATAATAAAAGTACCAATAAAAGGCGTATAAAATGGAACAGAATAGAACACAAATTGCAAAGGAGCGAATGCTTAAAGCATTAGAATCAAGTTTAGGAGTAGTAACAACTGCATTAAAGGTAACAGACCTATCACGAACAAACTATTATAAGTGGATAAAAGAGGACAAAGAATTTGCTGAAGCAGTCAAAGAAGTAGAGAATATACAAAAAGATTTTATCAAGTCAAAGTATTACGAATGCGTCAAAGACAAAGTCCCTTCAGTTGTAATTCATGCAGCTAAGTCTATACTAGGATGGGCAGATACAAATAGAATAGACATTACTTCAGGTGATAAGGCAATCAATATACCATTAATAACATTTGTAGACACTGATACTGAATAGCAAATATAACACGCTTTTTAATTCAGAAGCAAGGTACTTTATTATTACGGGTGGTAGGGGTTCGGGGAAGTCATTTGCAGTAACAGTATTCCTAACTCTACTTACTATGAGTAAAGACATAAGAGTTTTATTCACTCGGTATACAATGGTATCTGCTCACCTATCAATTATTCCTGAATTTTTAGAAAAGATCGGCTTGTTAGGTTACGATAATAATTTTAGCGTAAATAAAGCAGAGGTTGTTAATCTTGGAAATAAGTCTGATATATTATTTAGAGGTATAAAGACTTCAGCAGGGAATCAGACGGCAAGCCTGAAGTCCCTACAAGGCATATCAACTTGGGTGTTAGACGAAGCAGAAGAATTAGTTGACGAGAATATCTTTGATACAATAGACCTTAGTATTAGAGAAAAGAAAGTACAGAACAGAATTATCTTAGTATTGAATCCCGTAACTAAAGAGCATTGGATTTATAAGAGGTTTTTTGAGGAACGAGGTGTTGAATCAGGTTTTAACGGCATTAAAGGAAATGTATGCTATATACATAGTACATATCTTGATAATATTAAAAACCTCTCACAGAGCTTCCTAGAACGTATCAGCACTATAAAGCACAAAGACTTTAAAAAGTATACCCACAAAATTATGGGCGGTTGGCTTGACAAGGCAGAGGGCGTTGTTTTTTCTAATTGGAGCATAGGTGCATTTAATCCCGATAATTTGCAGACATCTTGCGGAATGGATTTCGGATTCTCAATAGACCCTGATTCATTAACGGAAATTGCTATTGATAAGAAACACAAAAAGATATATCTACAAGAGCATATATATCGTAACGGATTAAAATCACATGATCTTGCAAAGATTGTATTGGATAAGGTCGGAAATAAATTGATCATAGCAGATTCAGCAGAGCCTAGGCTAATTGAGGACTTAAAGCATTTAGGTGTTAATATCAAAGCAGTAAAAAAAGGAACTATTGAAAGTGGAATAACGAGAATGCAAGATTATGAATTAATCATAACAGAAAATTCTACTAACATAGCAAAGGAGCTTAACAATTATGTTTATGCAGATAAAGGCTCTAAATTATATGTAGATAGTTACAATCATGCTATAGATGGTATAAGATACAATATTATATATCACCTAGATAATCCAAATATCGGCAAGTATTTCGTGCAGTAAACTAAAAACAAACTTTTTCTATAACCTATTATGCAAGTCAAGATAAAAAAGGAAGGTAAAACAGAAACTTTTAATCTCATTAAAAAATGGGCAGATGTTACGCTTGAAACATGGCTTAAACTTATTGACTTTGAAACAGGAACTAAGACTGAAGAAGCAACTGAAACAATAGCAGCGTTGTCAGATATTCCAAGACGGTTAATAAAAGAATTAGCTTTGTCAGATGTAGCAGCAATAATGAATCAGGTTGGTAAATATCAAGAGGAACAAGATACTTCCTTAAAACGGCTTATAAGTGTCAATGAGATTGAATACGGCTTTCATCCAAATCTTGACGATATTACGCTTGGCGAATATGCTGATATTGAAACATATATAAAAGGTGGAGTTGATAAGAACCTTCCTGAATTAATGGCAATTCTTTATAGACCTGTAAAACAAAAAAAGAATGAAGTTTATATAATAGACGCTTATGATGGTGACATACGAATGAGGGCAGAAGAATTTAAGCAGATGTCTGCTGAACAAGTGCAATCTGCACTACTTTTTTTTTACACTTTCGGGAAGGTATTGTCCGAGATTTTGCCATTATATTTGATCAACAGGCAGAAGGAAATGACGAAGCAATAGCTTCAGAAACATTTGCGGAAAAGTGGGGATGGTTTGGCGTCCTTCATAGATTATGTAATGAACAGATAGTAAATTTAGAACCAATCACTAAGCTAAACCTATTAACATGTTTGACTTGGTTAAGTTATGAAACAGATTTGAACTCACAAAATAAAGTAAAAAGAAATGGCAATACCTAACAAAACATATTTTAATTTATTAGAAACATTAAAACAATTAGGAGCAAGACATCAACAAATTTCTACTACAACAACAGGGGATATTTATGATATTGATTTAATGAAGAATACCCTTTACCCTTTAATGCACCTGAATCCAACAAGTGTAACGACAGGTAGAGTTGGCTTGACTTATAACTTTCAAATATTTATTATGGATCTAGTAGATACAGATAATGCAAATGAAGAAGAAGTTTATTCAGATGTTTTACAAACTTGTATAGATGTGATTTCAATATTTAGAAATAGTAAATGGCAAGCTCAATTATCATTAGATATTAATGCTCCCGTTTATTTTTCAGAAGGCGATTATACTATAGAGCCATTTACAGAAAGATTTGATCAGGATGTTACAGGGTGGGTTTTTACAATCGGTATATTAGTAGAGAATAATTTTCAGACTTGCAATATTCCCATGGAAGATTTATCTATTGGGCAATAATGATTTTTAAAATAGGCAGACTGCATATACAGATAGGATGGAAGAAGTTTAAAATAACGTATCAATTATGAGCAAGATATTTTCAAAAAATATAGAAAGGTACTTAAACAGTTTTGGCAAATATGTAGTCAAACAAGCTAGAACTAATTTAACTAAAGGAAAAAAGAACGTAAGTAAAAGTCTTTACGAATCAATAAAGTATGATTTTGTAATTGAAAACAATGGTGATTTTAACTTACAATTTAAAATGGATTATTACGGACAGTTTGTAGACAAAGGAGTTTCAGGAAATGAAAAGAAACGAACATATAAAGATTGGCAAGGTAAAACAGTTTCAAGTCCTTATGCTTATACAAATAAACAACCACCTTCAAGCATATTAACGAAGTGGATTAAAATGCGCGGCATTAAAGGAAGGGATAGCAAGACAGGCAGATTTATTAGTAATAAGACTTTAGCGTTCCTGATTGGGCGTAAAATAAAGCGAGATGGAATTAAAGGGATCAGTTTTTTCCAACGACCCTTAGAATTATCTATGAAGAAATTTCCTAAAGAATTCGGAGCTGAATTAAAACAAGATATAATAGACACTTTAAACCTCAAATAGAATGGCATTAACAATAGAGCAGTTCCCTTTATACACACTAAACACCGCAGGACAAGAATTAATATTTACAGTAAGCGACTCTGTCACAGTAAGTAATTTTTTTAATGTTAAGTATGTAGCAGAAGTACATATCAGCACAGTTGATATTAACTTAGCAACAACAACAGCAATAGTAGGAACTTTCAAAACTACTCCAAATAATGCAGGGGTTGGAATGTTTCAATTCAGTCCTGTGGTTGAAAGTTTTGTAAGTCCTGACAATTTAGCAGCTTTAGGAAGTTCATATAAAACAATCGCAACAACAGCTATTATTAATCACCCTTTACATTTAGTAGATAAGTTTTCTTTAAATGATAATGTTTTAAGATAC